TCAATCTTTATTTGTTCTTCCATTTTAGAAGAATTGTGTGGGCTTATAATACCAACCTTTAAGCATTTATAATCTATGTCTTCCCACATATTTAATGTTTTGGTCAGCCAATCCTCTCCGTAAAATAAATCATCACACGAATAACCTATAATATCTGGTTCATTTATCTTATAAAATTCACTAATTGTTTTGAAATAGTTTAGCCCCATATTTAATGAATAGGAAAAACCATTATCATTTGTCTTGAATAAGATAGCCTCACATAAATTTTTATTCTTAAGTGCTATCTTAATAGCCTTTTGGTCTTCATTGCAAACTACCACTAGCCTAAAAGGTCTACCGGCATTCTCTACTATTGATTTTAAGGTGATTTCAAATAAGTCTTCTCTCCCTTTAATAGTTGTTAAAACAATTCCAACTCCATTTTTTATACTGTCTTCAAACATATCACTCCCTATACTTTTAATATACCAATAGCACCTACTATATTTTTCTTTAAATCACCAAATGACTTTATTTTTTTAATTCTTTTCCAGATATAACTTGGCCTAAGATAAAATTCTCTATAGGCTTTCTTAACATATTTATTTGCTAATGGGTGTAATATTGGGGCACGGTCTGAGGTTTCTCCTCTCATATATTTTAACCAATAATCTGAGTCAGGAGAATATTTATTTAAATCTGTCAACGGAAGGGGAGTTGCTATGGTAAACATTACCATATCGGGGTCTAACATTTTTGCAAGCTTAATTGTCCTTTTCATTGTTACTTCCGATTCCGTTGCGTAACCTATAATAAAATAGGCAAAGGTTTCTATACCAACCTCTTTTGCTATTTTAAAAGCATTATAGATAGTTGAAATATTGGTACCTTTATTCATAAGTTTAAGAATATTTATATCTCCAGACTCAACACCAAATCTTAACATCTTACACCCACTACTTTTCATAACTTTAAGTAGGTCTAGGTCCACTCTATCAACTCTTGTTGGACCACTCCACTTAATATTAACTTCTCTTAATCGTTTACACATGGCCATAATATACTTTCTATTTGCTGTTAAGGTATCATCATAAAATAAAATCTCTTTAATACCTTTAGACTTTAGGACTTCTATTTCCTTTATAACCCTATCTATACTTCTATATCTAACCAATCTAGTCTCTGGTGTTCTCAGACAAAACCCACAATTAAATGGGCAGCCTCTTGTTGCCATAATTGTACAATTAGTATCCTCACCAGCAATACTATTGTAATCTAATACATTTATTAGGTCCCAATCTATGTCATTTAAATCATCTAGATTTTTTTGGATATAAATTCCACCATTCCAGTTTTTTGTAATTATCCCTATAATATCAGTAGAAGTTTTATTCTGTAATGCATCTAGTAAATTCTTTAGTGGTACTTCACCATCCCCACAAACAACATAATCTACATAAGGTAACTCTACAGTTTCTATTGGATATACAGAGCAATGTGCTCCCCCTATAATAACTGGTATACCCTTCTCATGGATTAGTTTTGCTACCTCTAGTGCACCCCTAATAGTTGGAGTCATTGCAGTAATTCCAACAATATCAGACTTCCAGTACTGCACCCTGTCAGCTATTTCATCTGTGGTTAGATTATTAAGTACAGCATCAACTATCTGTACATCATGACCATCAAGATTACTCCCAAGGTACAGTAGTCCAAGAGGGGGTACAACTCCCTGAGCCTTATTTATTGAACCCGGAAGTCTGGTATTTATACTATCAAATTCGTGACATCTTATTAGTGTTATACGCATATTTCCATACTCTCAAGGTTTCTATAATCTTATTTAACCTAATCCTGCCAACACTTTTTGTATAATGTATTGGTACCTCATGTACTATTTTACCTTTATTTAATAAATAGGATAATAAGAATAAGTGAATTCCTTGGCCCGTTTTAAAATCTCTCTTCCATATTGCATTCACCAGTTCTTTATCTAAGCAATCTATTTTATAGATTCTAAAAGCATGGGTCCAGTCCTGTATATTATTTTTATACACCAAATGGAACATTTTTCTAATAATCACCCTAAAAAAATTTCTTATAAAAATCTCTTCTGTTTGACTCTTATTTACATATCGAGAACCAATTGTTACATCAGCGTTACTTTTTATAGCAGCATGATACACTTTTGGGATATCCTCTCGTCCATACCTATTTCCACCATCGATAAACATTATATATTTATAACCCATTAACTGTGCATGTTTTATACCTAATGTAACTGTATTAGGGATTGATAAATTCTTATCTTCAAATACCGTATACTTAGAGTATAACTTATCTAATTTCTTGCCAGCATTACTAACCATAATATCACAATCTAGGTCTTCTGGTATATATGGTAACTTCTCATTCTTTATTGGCACTACAATAAGTAGTTCATTCATGAATTTTCCACCACGTTAGGTGGGTATTTATAACCATGCAAAGATTGCTTTTTAGCTTTTGCTAATCTTCTAGGAAATAATGCATTTAATTCTTCTACATCTTTTTGTAAAGATAAACTTTTTGCCTTACTACCTTCTATATTACTAACTGAAATTTCCTCATCCCTCCAAGAACCAAAGTCATAAGAATTTTCTTCCATAACCCCAGCTTTTACAAAGATAGAGGATTGCAATACTATAGCTCTTTCATCCTTAACTTGTACTACAGGTGGTTCGGCATAGTCAAATAATGCGTCTGGGTTCCTAGATATAACATAAGTTGTAGAATCTATAAGGTATCTATCATTCCATCTTTTCATTAACGCCTTAATAGATTCAACTAATGCTACTTTTAGAAAACCATCTGTATACCTGGGGGTATCACTAGTATCCCCAAGATGTAATCTTAAGGGTATAAGTAAATAATCAAGACTCGTTGCTATCGTTATCTCCACCGACATCTTCAATACCCCCTATTTCTAATTCTGATAATCTATTCTTAATAAAGTTAATTGTTTTAACCTTACAATTTAGCCTATTGGCATGGTCTAAAAATCGTCTTACTGGGACCGGAGAAGTAAACTCTAATAACTTCTTTCTAAGAACAAAGAATGGCGATTGAACAAGTCTTATAATCTCATCCTCGCTAATCTGGTTAACACTTAAAGGTTCTGCTATTTCTTTATCATAAGGAATTAGAACCCCTTGTTCCAAATGTTCCCTATTATGCATTCTTAAATATTTATCCTCAAATGCGGTCCATACTTTTATTGAGATATCTTCTAGATTTATATGGTCACCCGTTACTTCACCTTTTAAAATCTTTGCTGTAGGATGCAGTTCAATTGGGTCAATTATATTAACATTGACTCTACCTCTAATAGTTTTTACATAAATCATATAAGGTCGTTCAGACTGCATAGCCTCAAATATTTTACTTCTTGCATCGTCACTAAATCCAACTTCACTCATCGTTATCTTCCTCCATAAGACCGTTTCGTACTGTTTCTATACTAACGATTTTTATTAACGTATCTCTATTCCTATAAATTGCTTCTTTAATAAGTTTCTTAATCGATTCTAATTTTATATCTTCTGGATATGTCGCATCAACTACTGTTAAAACCTCTGCGATTATCCTATCAAATATCGGTCCAATTGCATTTATCATTCTTTACCTCACATAAAATTTTGGGAATTGCCCCAAGAGCCTCTAGTTGGTCTTGCACCAACAAACGGCCGCCGTAGCAGTCTGCTTTACTTTTAAGCTATATAGGCTAGGGGGCGTCTCTATGATTTCTCATATGGCTGATGAAACGCCCCACAGGTTTAGAAATAGAGCCAACTATTTTTAATTTAATTTAGCTTAAACCACCAATAACATAAACACCAATAGCATTATCAACAATCAGCATTTTGTTAGCGTAAAAGTTCTTTATCTTTTACTTCTCAAGATTCTATTTTTTCTTGAGTTCGGACTATATCTTCTCTTTCAAAGAAAGGTTGCCCCGCGCTCGTGGAGAATTTTATTTCATCTCTAGTCTCTACACCTTCCAATTGGCTAGGCTCGGTATTCCCATCACAGGGTTCACCGAGTTCACGGAGTTTAACTACGGCCATGATTATTTCTTCAAGGTATTCAATCTCTCTTATGAGAGTCCGCCAATAACATAAATTCCTTGAGCAAAATCTACGATTAGACCGTACTGTTGCCAGGTTTCCCAACTCCACTGTGAAGGAGTTGGTCTAGGGTCAGTATATTCTTTTTCTCTTGCCGGACCATAAAGAATAAACTCACCGGCATTCTGGCCAATAACCAGAATCTTATCTTCGGGAAGCATCGGCTGATAATCTACCGGGTTGTTCCAAACCTGGTCCATGGCCACAATGGTTGAACCATAATAGGAACCAAGGAAACCAGTTCTCCACAACTCTTCAATTGCCGGAGTAACACCTACACCCCAAGCAGTATCAGTTTTACCACCATACCACCCAGCAAACTTAGTGATAGGGGTCAATGCCTTTCTAGTACCAACGACAGCTCTAACACCACCGGTGCGATAGTTGATTTGGTCTATAGCATCTTCCAATGCGGTCTTAGTAATCTCACCACCGACAGAGGTATAGTTGCTTGGGGTATTAACACTATTCCAAATGGTACTCAATGCAGTAAATACACGTTCAACATAATAATCAGACAGTTTAGCCCGTGCCTCTGCCTTCATAGATTCAACAGTACCGAGCTGGCCAGATTCAATCTCCCAGTCATTTGCGGTTATTTTTACATCAAGGCCATCAAGAATATAGTTTGCCCGGTCAGCAACAGTAATTTCACTTGCCAGATGAATCGAACCTGGTATGAGGGTCCTTACTTCAATACCCTTACGCACTTTCTTGACAAGAATATCACCAGGGTTAAGGGTACGAGTATTTAAGAACAAACCTACCAGATTTGTAACATAGTGGTTAGGTGCAACATATTCAGTAATTAGTTCAGCCAAGGCTTTTCTATCAGTTTTAGCTAAAGAGGCAATTGCTTTCTCAATTTTCTTAATATCTTCCATTATTTCCTCCTTATAAACCATAAGCCTTGAAGGTGAGAGTTTCGTCAGTCCCAACCTCAAGAACCATAGCAACTGCGGTGCCACTAGATTTTAACTGTGGTTTACCAGCAGTAGCGCCTGAGTTAACAACTTCCAATTCAACACCAGGAACTACACCTGCACTATACACCCACTGTCCAGAAGGTAGAGTAAAAACACCACCATCAAACAGTAAGATACCAGAACCAGACGGGATAGTCGGACTCTCGGTCATGCTAAGGTTAGTTAGATGAACCGTAGTTGCAAACGGTACATTAGGTGCCTGTTCAAAAGTTTTCCGCAAGCCAAAAGTATAAGTAGGATTTGGCAGATAGAAAGGCGGGTTAATATTAGAAACCGGATGACCTGCCAACAGGTGAGCAACTTCTGACCCACCATTAGGAAGAGCAGCTTTGCCATCGGAATTAATAATAACAAACCGGCCTTCTACAATATCCTGAGCAGCGGTTAGCCCATGAATATCTTCATATTTTCTAATTTCCATTTATTTACTCCTTAACAGCCTTAAAATATTCTCTTAAGACCTGAGCATCATCTTTATTATCTCCGCCTGAATGTCGCAGATTCGGCAGATTTTTATTTTCAGCAGGTGTATCGGTTGAAGCCATAGACTTAAGCAATCCTACCGTAGACTTAAACTGCTCATCAGAAAGACTAGTCCAGAGTTTGGTATCAAAATCTTCATCGGTCACATTCATACCAGCCTCAGTAAGAACTGTAATACGTTCTTTTAGCATATTAGCCTCAGCTTCCGCCTTTTCTTTTTCTAGTTTGTAAGCAGCCAAGGCCTCATTTTCAGTCTTGAGCTTAGCAAATTCTTCTTCTAAAGAAGACTTAGAAGTTTGTAGTCCCTTAATCTGCTCAAGAGCCTCATCTAACTTCTTTTTCATTTCTTCTAAATCCATTAAAGTTTTCTCCTTAGATGCCATAGTTAAAATCGGAGTTCTACCTTCATAAGCCGGCATACCAACCAAGGTAGCCGATGCGGCGGCAATATCACCATACCATTCAACACCAGCATCATCAATTTCGGACTTTCTATAATATAATTCCCATGATATATTAAGAGGTTTTCCCTCTTGTTTCATTTTTCTCAATTCGGCTATATCTTCTGGGTACTCTTTTTCCCATAAAGCTGCAATACCAATTACCTTACTGGATTGTTCATCCTCAAGAATTTTCATACTAGCAATGGTTCCAATAGGGATAGCGTCTTCATGACCATCATTAATAGAACCAATAGCTTTCTTAAAAGGTTGGTATATGCCAGCTTTAATAACTGTATCAAATTCTTCTTTCTTGATACCCTGTCTATTGCCATTAGGTAAATTATCTGTAAATATAAATTTTATCCAGGCTCTAGAATCTTTAAGGTCAGAAGCTATAGCAAAACCTTCTGGAAGTTCTGTAATGAACTCTCCAATTATTTGTTGTTTAAGAGTCTTTTCCATTTACCAACCTCAAGACTTCCTCTATAAAATGTTCTTCGGATTCAGCTTCATTAGGAGTTTTACCATATTTAGCCGTAAAGATTTTAGCTGCCTTTTCTTTTGCGAATTTGTGACAATCCTCTTCGTGTCCAGTACCACGTTCAGTCATGCATTCTTCGTAAAATTTATCGCGCATAGCTACATATTGTTTAGGCATCGTTACCCTCCTTAGGTTTCTTTGGCCTTCCCCTAGATTTTGGTGTTTCATCATTGGGAGTATTTGTACCCTTATTATCAGGATTTTTTGGCTCATTTTGATTTGTACCACCAGGTATATTAGGAGAATTGCTGTAAGGTAACGGGTTAAATTCAGGTAACCCCAATTCTTCCATTCTTTTTCTTTCACTTGCTCTAAGTAAAAGTTCACTTTCAATACTATAACCTAGCATCTTGGCGTAAGTACTTAGAGAGAGACCACCTTTCTCATAAAGGTTCTTAGCCATATCAACTAGTTTTTCAACATCATATAACCTAACCTCTGCGAATTTAAGAATAGGAACATTTCTAAAACCATTCCGTTTTCTTAGTTCTTCTAGAAGTTTAACAAAATAACACAATATTTTATCTTGTATATTCCTAATAGTAGAAGCCGGAGAAAACATTGCATATTCTGCTGAGGATGAACTACTTCTAAGGGTTTCACCACTAACCAGAATTCGTGGGAACCCAAGTGCGTAGAAAATATCTTCATTAACAGCATCATACTTTTCAGTATTAATCATAGACTCTGTATCTGGATAAACCCAATCAATTTGTAGTGTATGATTTGCAAATAATTGAAACACTTTCTCAACGTTTCCCGTTTTACCTCTCCATAAAATCTCAGTTTTAAGAGCATCAATTTGGTCACTATCTTCTTCAAGCAGTGGGAAGTCTTTGTCTCCTAACCTGAATAATTGTATAGCCCCAATAACTCTTGCGGCTATTGCATAATCCATTGACTTAAGCCGCCTCTTAAATGCTAGAGATTCTAGTGCAGATAATAAATAGGGCGTGGGGTAAACATCATTAGATAAAACCCTTCGCCTTATTATGTCGTCACTATTCTCTATAGGAATCGATACCTTACCATCTTTTATAGATTTAACATATTCGGGAAAATTTTCTATCAAAGAATTATACAATTCTTTATCTTCTTCCCCATTTTCATAAACACCATTATGAAGAATAAAATATGTGTCTTGTCCTTGTATTTCTTGCTCTGCTAAAATCTTACCACCAATTCCCAAGTCTTTTAATAATACAGTACCAGGGTCTAATAACCAAGTATACTCAGGAAATTGATAAGATTTTCCTTGTCTTAATTTTTTATTAATTATTAATTCTGAACCTGGTTTCTTAACCCAAGAAACTTGGGGAACCACCAGTCCAGAAATTAGATACTCCAAAAAACATTCCTCAAAAAAAGGTTTAATCCTTTTTAAGAATGCTTCTGATACTAGTTTTGATTCCTCAGTTTCTGTTCCTTGACTCTCTAGATATAAACCTTCTGTACCAATTTCAACTATTTTATTAATTACAGTTGATGCAATAGGGTCTTGTGAGTAGAAAAACCTAATCAATTTTAATTTATCCTTAAATGATTTAGGTATTTCCATCCTATCAAGTTGCTCTGGGTTTACATTTCCATTACTAGTTATCCCAATATAATTATCGGGCGGAGCAAAAGTTGGAGCATCATACCAATTAATACTTGCTCGTATTAATTTTTCTCTTTGTTCTGTCATTTCATTTTACCCATACTATTTTATGTAACCTCTTTGGCGGTTCAAAAAAGTTTCCTTCTGATAGATATTCTGCAATCATAATAGTCAAATAAGCAGACAAATTATGGTCACCACCTTTTTCACCACCGGCTGGAGTTAGAGTTTTATAAATAATATTACCTGTAGGAGTCCTAACATAGGTAGTCCTCTCTAACTCAGAAATAAAATCCTCATCTTTTTTAGGAAGAATTATCATCCCCAAATTCAATTTTTGTTGCAGTTGTTGAATTGCAAAATGTTTTGCCCTGACCTTTAAATCTTCCCCTTTATCATCCTTACCAACTAAAATATTACCGTTAAAGTCTACAGGTATCAACCTGCGATAATAGTTCTTCTTTTCATATTCCTTATTATTTATCATTTCATGGTAAACACTCTTGCCAGAACCACCAGCGCCAATATCCATAGAAATAAATTCTGGATTATACTTAGTATCAAGTAGGTCAAATAACATTCTCTGTTTATCGTATTCTACTTGGTAAAGTTCTAGCCTAAATAATTGATACCACTTATCATTAGCTCTATAAACTCCAACTATAGCAGTTGGTTCTGTATAACCTAAGTCAACACCAATCCTAAAACAATTTGCCACAGAAGGAAATTTAGGCATAGCTAGAACATTTTCAAAGATATATGTTGGTGATTGTCGTGCGTATGTACCATACAATTTTTTCATATAGAAGTCGTAGGCTTGTAATGTCATTGAGTTTCTATCGAACAGAGCAAACACGGGTGACCCATGTTCTCCTAGAACAAAATGTTTATAGTCTTCACTGTCTGCACCACCATATTGTACAAGGGCGCGCTTTTCCTGCATATCATCCCACCTGGGATTTTCATGTGAGGATATTCTGTGTTTCTTAAAAGAAACATCCTCCATGTCACATTGATATAAAACATTTTTTTCTCTTAGCCCAGTTGGTACACCAGCTACTAACAATTGATAACCTGGAACCCATGCATTTAAAACTGGTTGTAATTCTAACCAGGTTCCATAAGGAAAATATCCACCCTCATCTAAAAATATACAGTCTAAATGCAACCCAATAACATTGGTACCATCACCAGCGGTACCTGCGATACGACAAGTTAATATAACACTATTTAAAAATTTTACAACATATCTAGATTGGTCAAAACTATGTCTATCAACCCACCAACTTAATAGTTGGTGGTTTTGTATTTTTAATCTTACCCTAGAAAAAACAGGGTCAAGATGTACCCTATTTGGTACTACAAATAAAATTTCATCAAACCAACCATTAAAACATGTCCAAATCATTTTAGAAATAATTACTGTAGTTTTACCCACACTACGTGCAGTACAGAATGATACAAAATGCGAAAAGTCGCATAGCATTTCTTCTTGGTAATTAGACCAGGTAAATGGGTCGGGTTCGTCATCTGCCTCTTGTACTCTTTCTATAAATTCACCAAACCAGACGGGATGCTTTAGTACTTCTAATAAGGCAGTTTCACCGTCTGTTAACTTTTCAACTAACATTGGTCTTGGGGGCTGGTTCTCCTAAGTACGCCGTGTAAGTTTTTACCAATTTAGGAGTATTATAATCAAATACATCCCAAATCATATTAGCCCCACCACCAACAATAAGAGAACTAATAACTTTTCCTAAAACAACAGTATCTACTACCAGTCCCGCCTGAGTTGCTAATGGAGTAATTAAATCTATATTAAACCCAAAAGCAGCAATAGCCCCAAATACCCAGGCAACATACTGCAACCAAATCTTATCAAGATTAAATTTATCAAACAACGGGGTGAAAAACCCCTCTACAATTTTAGAAACTGCAAGAGCCAGAAACCCAGCAAAAACTAATACTGATAACACAACACTAAAATCAATCGTCATTTCCTTTACCACCTTTATCTTTTAAAATAAATACCTCTGCTTCTGATATATTCCCTATTTCGATTCCTAATCTTTTAGCACTATTATAGTCAACCTCCACTATAAGATTATTCTTTTCTCTTTTTTCTCTGTCATTAATATTTGCTACATCTACCACCAAACAAACTTCTGAATTATCTTTATGTTTAACTAGAATATAATCACCTATATAATCATAATTAAGTGCAGATAAACAGTCCGGTATGAGTTGTTCTTTCTTAATATGTCCCCAATGTATTCGTCTATCTAAAACCTTTTCCATAACCCCCTCGGAATAATAAGTTGGCAGACCAATATAATCTGGCTTAAGTCCTAAATTAAGGTGTAAAAGTAATAGTAGTATGATTACATTCATTTGATAGGTACGTCCTCAATATTTCTTCCCTTATTCTCAATAAGGTCTCTACTTTCTACAATAAATTCTTTCCCGCACTCTTCTCTAGGGCAGGTAATTTTTATTTTATTTGGCAATTCCCATTTTAAAAACCACATTGTAGCGGCCAGCATATGACAATCGGGACAATAAATATAAGCTAATTTCTGTTCTAAAAAATGTTTTGCCCTTTCATTAAGTGATGCAATAAATAATCTTGGGTCTTCTTCACTTGCGCTTTTTCTTTCGGCACGTGTAATACCTAGGGCTTTCTGCAATGACATTACGTCCCTGCGCATGGTTGAAAGCCTTTGTTCAAAGTCTCTAGCCTCTGTACTAGCCATCACCCCATCCGCTATCGCCCTTTGCAATATAGATTCTTCATCCTCTAGGCGAACCTTAGCCCTAGCCATCATATTCAATAGGTCCATATCATTCTTTTTCATACTAGATAAATCATAATCTTGAGATAATAACTTAATTTCATCTTCAACCTTTTTAATAAAAGGTCTTCCTTTTATAGAATCTATAATATCTTCATCAGATTTATCCTTATATTGCGGTAAATTACGCAATCTTTTTAATCTCCCCTCATCAATTTCTGCCATAAATAATTCTCCCCCTACTATATAGAAACCGGAACTCAATAAAAATGCACAATTTTTTTAACTAATTTCATAATTTTCTATAAACTCGTTGCTTAAATCTGAAAAAACTATTTCTTTTTCATCAATTCTAGCCTGTTTTCTCTCGCACGATACTAAATACTTAACCCATTCTGGCCATTCAAAGTATGGTAAGTTAACTAAACTATATTCTACAGCGCATTCTTTACAAACCCAAAAGTTAGACTGCTTCATTTTTCCACAAATTCCGCATCTATACATTCTCTTTTTCCTCATCTTTCCACCTCATGGGTGACATAAACACCAGGATAAACTACACCACTTATATATCTTAATTTAATATCGCAACATTCAACAACACCCACATTAAATTCCAAAGGAAATATAATTATTTTTGGTTTACGTCCTGTCCTAGTCTTATAGTCAACATCTATTTTTTCAACACAATACTTAATATATTCTTCTATACTAGTTGTTTTCTTTTCCTTCTGAAAAATATACATTCTATACGTGCAGCCTTTACTCAAACCTGTATTCACTATTTTCAAATACCTCCCCCAAGAAACTTTTAATATAAGAAATATTAGTTTCATCTAATTCTAC